CGAACGGACATTCTTTGAGTTGGACATAATCACGTAGGTAAAAACCTGTGATTGACCGTGCAATTAGCACGGTAAATCTATCGAGTCGGGTAAAACTCAAACACGGGCGCCCAAACCCGCCCGTGTTACCAACGTGATGTGCCAGTTTACTGGCGTGGTTTCCACCGGGGAGGAGATCCCTTAGGTGGAAGCCGCCCGTTTGATTTAATTTTGTCACGGGCGGGTCGTTCTTGCCAAGATCCATTGGCTACTTTCCTAGCTTTCATCTCTTCAAAAGTCTCCTTATGTTTTTCATCCCTATACCCCAGCTCTCCCTGCAACGGTACAGCTACTGGAACTTCGCCGGACCGCACAGGGGCTCGTTTAACCTCAGCCGCGTCGAGGCTTATCATGGCTTCGGCACGCGCAGACTTCATATCTGGTTTTCGGTTATTGCGTTTCGGCTGAGGACGGATTGGTGCACCACGAGGGAGCACTTCACCATCAACAACAACCGGAACCCTAGAGTTAGCAGGGGGGGGGGGTGTGAACATCGGAGGCTTCAATAAATAATCGTAAGATGTAGCAGCCGCAGCCCAGGCATTGAATCGCTTGTAGTCAAAGTCAGGCAAAGATAATTCAGCATACGAGAGCATCCATTCTGCAGGAACATTAGGGTACTGATCTTTCTTGTCATAACGGGACAACCAAGTTCGCATTGGTTCAGTTCCCGGAATAATTTTAAATTCAGTACCGTGCAAGGCAATTACTGCCTTGCAAAACGTTCCAACAATAGGGGTATTCTCATCGCTAAGAACATAACTTCTGACTTTTTCCAACAATTTCACTTGAGGTGTGATGTTCGACGGCAAATTCACTGTAACATGTATTTTAGACAAAAGTCTGGGCAAGTCACAGCAATTATTTAAGTCTCCGAACCACACATCTGGGCCGTACACACGGGCAAGAAATTTTACTCCAAGTTTGCCACGAAGCACAGGTTCTACAGTGAGCTCCTGCCCCACTGTACTGGCAGCACGTTTATACACGAGGGGGGCAACCATGGCAGTGAGACCATCATCACCGCCATAGACACCCAGCCTCGCATAGGCTTCACTAGCCTCAAGGAAAACACCATCAACTTTCGTCATTCGCAAAGCCAAGAACGCCACAAAAGCATTAAAAAGACTATTGAACAACGAAGTTTCAGGTGAACCTGAAGCACGCGAGTAAGCCGTCTCATACCATGTACCGAACGTCGCAACAGCCTTAAGGCCATATTGCGAGCGGTGAAGCTCTGACAATCTCTCATGATACTTACAATCAAAAGATCTCAACAAAACTATCCGCTCTAGCTCACGCATAACGTTCGACCCGTGGCCGTCAAAACGCGAAAAATCAGTGTTAACCACCGACTCTGCGGTCTGAACAACCTCAGCAACACGCTCGGAAATTTCATAAGGAGTTCGACTAAATGCATACCAAACTTGACGTTTGAGCACTTCTTCAAAGGAATACATGAACGCCGAGTATTCTCTCTTATCAACAGTGTT